TTGTTTTTCTGATAGTAATTTAGTACGTGATAAGTTTGTATTATCCTCTTTTTTGAATGATACATCGTTACTATATATGTCTTGCTTTATATTGCCTGACGAAAGAACATTATATAGGTCATTCAGTCCATCTGAATCAATAGACTTTATTTCATTAAATGAGCTTCCTTTTAGTAGATGTTTTTGCAAATCATTTTTAGAAGATATAGACTTAAAATTACGCTGTGAATTTATTAAGTTAAGGATATAGTTAAATACAAACTCTCCTACGGTCTGGTCCGACACAGATTTGCTATCACATTGTAGTTGCCTTTTAGTCGGACAAGTATATCTTGAATATTGATATCCATTAATTTTTGATGATGGTGATGCTCCCATAGGTTTATTACAGTTGCCACAATATAGTAGTCCGGAAAAGATATGTACATATTTTTCAGATTTGACAACTTTTTTATTGAGCCTTCTATTACAGTCCAGTAGAGCTATAATACGCTCTTTTTGTTCATGAGATATTATAGCCTCATGATGATTGTGTATTTTTACCCATTCTGATTTGTTTTTCTGTTTCTGTCTATTTCCTTCCTTGCAGACATTATATTGATAGTCCCCACAATAAAATGTATTATGTAGAATTATTTGAAGTGTTGTAGGATTCCAGAGGTTTCCGGAACGAGTAATAATTCCACGTTCATTTAACATGCGAGACTCACGTATTAGTGAGTGTAGTTCCTCATATTTATCATGGATTAGCTTAACAACCTCAGCCTCAGCAGGATTTATTTTAAATTCCTTTTTATCAGGATCATAATTGTACCCATAAGGAACTCTACCACCATTCCATAGGCCGTTAGATGCCCTTGATATCATAGTTGCAGTTACCCTCTCAGATGTCATATTTCTCTCAAGTTCTGCGAAAATAAGTATAATCTTTAGCATAGCCTCACCAATTGCTGTAGATGTATCAAATTGCTCGTTCTTAGATATAAAAGTGACTCCAAGCTCTTTTAATTCTTGATACATTGTTGCAAAGTCAAGCAAGTTTCTTGATATACGGTCTATTTTCCATACTAAGAGATGTGTAAAAATCCCCTGCCTTAGTTGTTTCATCATTTCTTGTAGTTTAGGCCTATCTGTATTTTTACCGGAATATCCGGCATCCTCAAATATTACATATTGTTCCGTATTTAATAACAGCTTTGCATAAGAAATGAGATCCTGTCTTTGCATTGGAAGTGAGTCTCTATCAATTTGATGGTTTGTAGAGACTCGTATGTATATTGCAACTCTATTTATATTTTTATCAGAACTATTCTGCATTTTATTTTAACTCCCATCCGGTATATTTATAAAGTGTTGTACATGGTTATTACAGCCTATATGGGCGTTTTATTTTCTTCTTTATATTTTTCTATACTGATAACCTTTTTTCTATGTCAGTTGATACAGTAGGAGACAAAGCATCTACCATTCCATTTAGATATATAAGAAGCTTTGATTGAAGTGTAGGAGTTAATTTACGGAAGTTTTGGATCAATACAATTTCGTTTTGACTGGAAAGTTCCAATGATGTTGTTTCTATTCCATTGACGATATAATCAACGGACACATTAAAATATGCAGCTAATTTAGTTACTGCATCAAGTGAAGGGCTTCCTTTACCCTTTTTCCAGTCGGAAAATGAAGAGTTTGCAATACCAATATCCTTTGTTACCTGTGAAGGCCTTAAGTTACGCTCGTTCATAAGCTCAAAGATTCTGTCTAAAATAGTCATATTTATACCTCCAAAATACTTTTTAAAATTGGAAAAAACCATTGACAAATTGGAATTTTCCATATATAATGTAGGTGTAAGTTACAAAACACAAATACAACAAACATTATTTAATAACGCACATAATATTATTGAATAAAAATGTACATTTCGATTTTATCATTTTTATATAGGCATGTAAATTGTGTGCGAGAAAGGGGAATAAAAGTAATGCCAAGAGTGTTATCAAATTGGTGCAAGCAGGCAAAAATCAGGCTGATTGAACTTGATATGCCTATAACTGAGTTGGCAAGGAAAGTCAGTCTTACAAGAGAGTATACGTCAGCATTAGTAAATGGAAGAGTATATTCAGAGTCGGCAATAAAGGCTATCAGTGATGTGCTTAACATTTCAGATGAAATATAAAATCTATCTAAATTAAATTATAAGGCAACAGGTGGTGTAAAAGCATATGGAGTGAATGTATGAGAGAGAATAAAAACATATATTATCAGGCTAGAAAAAAGGCAATGATACATAATGAAATCCTATCTAATAGAGAGAGGGCAGCTGAACTACTTGGAGTATCGCAGTCCACTTTATCAGATTATGAGCTGGGAATAACAAAAATTGTTCCTGTAGATAAAGTAGCATTGATGGCAGATTTATATAATTGTCCGGAACTTAGAACAGGGTATTGCAAGCGGGAATGCCCTATTGGTAGGCATATCCCACTTGCAACATCCATAAGTGGAATAGAGGGGGTTGCACTGAAACTTATACGATTGCTTGATTTTAATGAGATTAAGAAGATAGAAAAAAGTCTGGTATGTATAGCAGAGGACGGAGTTATTTCTGAAGATGAGAAGCCAACTTTAAGAAATATCATTGATAGTTTTGATGAAATGTCGGTTGCAATAAGTGAATTGAAATTGATAGGAGAGAAGATATTAAAAGGTAAAAAATAATGGACATAGTAGAAAGATTGAAGGAAGTCTTAAAGGAAGACTATGGGATAAACAATCAAAAAGAATTGGAAGATGCAATAAGTAAATTTAAAGGACTTGATATAGGTATATTTACACAGCCGTTTAAAAATGAAGATGAGTTAAAAGCATCGTAGAATAACAAATTATATTTATGTAATTATGGAGGGCGATAAATGGAAACAAAGATTAAAGTAGCACAGGTATTTAAAGGCAGAAGACATAATACCAAATACACAATTGTAGATAGAGAAGAGCTTGAAGAACTTATAGATTCAAGAGCTGAAGTAGAGGCACTCATTACTATATTCAAGAAAATACTAGGATATACAGCTTTAATTGCAGCTGGAATTGTTTTAGGAGTGATTCTATTATGATTAGCTTAGAAGCTATACCGGAAGAATTGTATAAGCATGTGGATAAGCTTAGAGGTCAAGGAATCTACATCACAGACGAAGAGGCTAAAGAGGTTTATAAGTATTGCTTAAGAAAGATGGAAGTGGCAAATGTTGAAATGCCTGAACAGTATATAGAGCTGTTATATCCTGATGAGTTGAAGCATTACATAATGAGGCATGGAATTAATGCCTGTACGATTTTAAGACAAATGGAGGATGCAATATGTGTATAGAGTGTGGCTCAAATCCTTGTGACGCAAGGTGTCCAAATGCAAATGAAGAAAAGGCTATTTTCAATTGTGTTATATGTGGAGATTCAATTGTTAATGGAGATTTTTATTGGGATTCACGGGATGGATGTATTTGTGAAGATTGTTTATATGAAATGAGAAGAGAAGAAATTTTAGAAATGTGTGGGGAACCGCTTAAAAAGGCAGTTATGGAGGATTATTAAAATGTCAGAGAAATTACCGGTAGAACAAAAAAATGAGAATTTAAGTGTTGTAGCTCAGGTTAAAGGGATTATCTCACAGGATACAGTGAAAAAGAAATTTGAGGAAGTGTTAGGCAAGAAGGCACCGCAGTTTTTAGCATCAATTACAAATGTTGTAGCAGGCTCTACGCAGTTAAAGAAATGCCCTGCCAATACAATTATGGGAGCTGCATTTGTGGCGGCAACATATGACTTGCCGATTGATAGTAATCTTGGGTTTGCTGCGATAGTACCATATAACAACAGCAAGTATAACCCACAGACTAAGCAGTTTGATAAACATATGGAAGCACAGTTCCAAATGATGTACAAGGGATTCATACAGCTTGCAATTCGCTCCGGATATTATGAAAAGATGAATTGTTCAGTTGTATACAATGATGAATTGGTATCATACAATCCGATTACAGGAGAGGTAGACTTTGTTACCGACTTCTCACAGTGCAAGCAAAGAATGAATGGAAAATCTGAAGATATAGCCGGATACTATGCATGGTTTAAGCTTCTTACAGGGTTCAGAAAAGAGTTATTCATGACCAGAGCTGAAGTTGAGAATCATGCAAAAAAGTACTCTACTGCATATAGAAACGATTTAAATAACAACAAAAGAGGAAGCAAATGGACCACTGACTTTGATGCTATGGCGTTGAAAACCGTTATCAAGTTGTTACTTAGCAAATGGGGCATATTATCAGTTGATATGCAGAGAGCTATTACAGATGATCAGAAAACATTTGATGAAAGTGGAAATGAGGATTATGGAGATACTAAGCCTGATGTTATAGAGGCTGAAGATCCATTTCAGACAGTAGAAGATACTAGCGATTCACAGATTGATGGAGAGCAAACAGGTGAAGAGATTGAAGAGTTTGATATTACGGAGTAGGAGTATTTCAAATGGTGTTAACAGATGATAATTACTACAGTGATGAAGCTAACAGGCAGTATATGTCTGTTAGCCAATTCAAAGATTTTAATGGTACATATGGAAGAATTGGATGCGAGTTTGCTGCAATGGAAAAGCTTGCTGGAAGGTGGAATCCTGAACCATCTACAGCGTTAATGGTTGGAAGCTATGTTGATTCATATGTTGAAGGCACATTGGATGATTTTAAATCAAGAAATCCGGATATATTTACTGCAAAAGGTGAATTGAAGGCATCTTACAAAAAAGCTGAAGAAATAATAGCCAGAATAGAGCGTGATAAGTATTTTATGAAATACTTATCTGGAGAAAAACAAACTATCATGACTGGAGATTTATTTGGGTGTCAATGGAAAATAAAGATGGACTCGTACATTCCTGAAGTAGCAATAGTTGATTTAAAAGTTATGTCATCAATTACAGATCTAAAATGGGTGAAGGATATAGGATACTTAGATTTTGTAAGATATTGGAATTATGACATACAGGGAGCCGTTTATCAGAAGATAGTTGAAATAAATACAGGAAAAAAGCTTCCATTCTTTATAGCAGCGGTCACAAAAGAGATTGAGCCTGATATAAGAATTATTCAGGTTACTCAAAATTATCTTGATGAAGCTTTACTTATAGTTGAATCAAATATAAACAGGGTATTGAGGGTTAAAAATGGAGAAGTAGAGCCTGATAGATGTGAGCTATGTGATTGCTGTAGACATAATAGAGTTTTGAAATCTCCTATTTCAATTATGGATCTTACATGCGGAATTTAGACATGAAGGAGGCATCTATTCATGGCGTGGATAAGCGTTCACGAGCAGGTTGTAGGTGGAAAGTTAATGGAGCTTTCAAGAGAGTTATGTTGTAGTCAAAATGAGGCTTTAGGTATTTTAGTTACACTATGGCTATGGGGTATAAATAATGCGGGAGAAGATGGAATCGTAGCCGGTGTTACTAAAGATGATATTGAAAGGGTATTGTATTTTGGATTGGATAAAAGAATTTCACCATTAGCAGTAGTTGACGCTCTTATATCAACACATTGGATAGATATTGATACCGATATATGTACTATAAATGATTGGAAAAATATGCAAGGAGAATGGTATAGAACAAAGCGTCTAAGAGAAAAAGATAAGGAGAGAAAAAGAAAAGAAAGGAGTATTGCCAAAGGAAAATCCAATAGTAATGCAGAAGATGAGA